CGATTTGGAAGGAGATCTGGTACCACATAAATACTTTAATGATTTTAAAGCTGTGGTTCAGAAGGATATCGACATATTAACAGGTGGTGGTGAGCCAATCTGGATATATACCGATACTCTCAAGTCCGAATTGAGGAAGATCAGTAAGGAAAGAAAACCAAGGCTTGTGTCTGCATCTTGTTTGCAAAACACGGTCATAACAAGAATTTTCTTAGGATCTTTCGCTTTGTGGATGAATGAGGCTGGAATAAGAGCTGGTACAGCAATAGGATTAAACCCCTATAAAGACTGGCCAACTCTGACTATGATGCTCCAGCGTGTTTCTAAAGCAAAGAATATGATGTGTGGTGATTTTAAAGGTTTTGATACTAGCCATATGGAACCCATGATCCGTGCAGTGTGTGACATTGTACTTGCATGGTATGGAGAAGCATCTGATCAATATAAAGGCGTGTTACGCACTATTATAATGAACAATGCACGAACGCTTCATGCTCGTGGTCCAATTTTGGAGATGTGGAAGTTTGGTATGGCAAGTGGTCATCCTATGACAACACATATGAATTGTTTGATCAACTTGATCTTGTTCAACTATTTTTGGCTCGTTATAAACAACGGTAGCCCCATGGCTCTTCCAGAGATGGATAAGCATTTGTGTCCCGTTGTGTTAGGAGATGATAACATATGTGCCGTGTCAGAAGAATATAAGACAAGGTGCACTGAAAGAACTTTCGCTGATGTTGTAAAAGAGCTAGGATATGATTATACCAGTGCTGATAAGACTGAAATTACTGATGAGTTAAAGGGTCTCACAGAGATTACTTTTCTCAAAAGGTCCTGGCGATGGTGTGTTGAACGTCAACAATGGGTTGCTCCATTAGACCTTAATGTAGTGATGGAGACTCCAATGTGGACGAGAAGAGGTGCCTACTTGGAAGTTGCTTGCGATAATGCAGAAGTTGCTCGTCGAGAGTTAGCTTTGCATGGTCGTGAAACTTTCGAGGATGGTTTAAGAAAAATTGTTCGATATTTTGATAACGATTATATTCCTTCAACCTCCTCGTACCTAGCCTCATTGGATGAGGTTTTAAACGAGGAGGGATTGTTATGATCTTAGGTCACGGCTTTTGTAGGAACGCCATTAAATCCGCAAGGATATCCTCACCCAGTCCGGATACGGGACCAACAGGGATATGTTACAACCGATCAATTAACCTCTCATACAAATATAACAATAAACGATTTTCCTTGTGCTTGACCGTACGCCTTCAGCCCGTACCAAAAATGACCGATTCCGCAAATCCTAATCAAACATCTGAAGCAACTGGGTCGTATTTGGCGACTTCCCAGCCTAGAACTGAGCCAGCTTTGACCACATTTTATGCCGATGACTCTATCGGTGAAGTAGCGTCGATCCCAGCCCCGACCGAATTAGATCCAGGACTTGTTAGTGCTGTTGATGTGGGTGGAACTAAGACTATTATCGACTTTTTGGAAAAGCCGACACGCTTAGACACTGCTTCCATAACGACAACAGACTCTGGCAAAATCGTAATATTGGATCCTTGGGTTTATCTTGTTCAGACTAGTTTAAAGAACTCTAAACTTCAAGGAACTTATATGTTACGTGCTGATATGGTGATTACCTTAAATTTGAACGCAGTTCGCTTTCAAACGGGAAGGTACATATTGGCCTGGATGCCCTCAGGTGGTATTGGTACAGCGGATAATGGTTACCTTGCCATGTATAGAATGCACACTTGTAATTTGATGACCA